ACTGCCGCCGCAGCGCGGACATAGATCAGGCTGGCGCTCATCCTCCCCCGTCGCTCCGGTGGGTATAGAGCGCACCTTGGCGTTGTGCTGCGCGTTGGCCTGGGCCTCCTCGAAGCCGCGCCAGTACATAGCCTGCTCGGCGGCGGTGTGGCCGGTGCGTGCCTGCGTGGGGTCGGGGGACTGGGCGCAGTCGGGGCACGGCTCGCCGCCCTCATCGGGCTCGTAGTAGCTGGGCCCGCCGATCATGCCGTGACCGTTGCAGGTCGCGCAGGGATCGGCACGCATGGGCTGCCACAGCGTCGGGACTTCGCTACCTTCCAGCCGGAGGGCCTGGGGCCACTGCGTGAACCAGTCCTTGGCGAACAAGGTTGCCTCGTCCATGGCGTCGATCTCCGCCTGAGTCAGCGGGAACGCGTCGGCCGACGTGTAGCTGGCGATGAACTGGCCGCAGTCGTGGCGCCAGGCCAGGATCTCGGTGCCATCCTTCGGCGCGCTGGCGATGGGCTGCCAGCCGGATTTCGCGTTCATCCCCGCGTAGCCGCCCGTAGCCTGCTCAGCGGTGATGAATTGATCGTCGTGTGCAGATTGAGTCATGTCAGGCTCCGGGAAAGAAGAATTCGATGGCGCGGCGGCAGATGTAGAAAAGGGCGACGTTCACAGCAGCCAGCCCAATAACGAATCCTGGAAGCCCCCAGGACATGACGAAGGTCTCGATGGGGTCATCAGCTTCGGGGACGTCTTTGGATTTCATGTGGAGCTCCAGGCAATAGAAGGCAGCTGAGGGGAGGCTATCGGTAGGATTTGGTGAGGTCGGCGCTGACGAAAAGTCCGCGTTTTCTTAGGGCATTCGCGATCAAGGCGCTGTCTCGGCGGCCATCGGCATGGCGCAAGAGGCCCAAGTAGCTATTGCCGGTCTCGAAAACCTTCTCTTGCGGCAGTTCTTCGATGCGCCGCAGGGCGGTTCGGACGGAACGCCTACGGACTTCGCGGCGCCACGGCTTGATGACGTGGCCGGCGAAATCTACGCCGCGGTCGACGGGCTGGATAATGGTCTTGCGTGGGTTCAGCGCCAAGCCAAGTTTCGGCAAATACGCGTTCACTGAGGCCAATGCTTGGCCAAGCCACTGCGCCGAAGGATGTAGCAAGATGAAGTCGTCTACGTATCGGACGTAATGGCGGCCGCGCAGGCCGTGTTTGACATGCTTATCCAGACCGTCCAGAAGGATGTTGGCGAAGAACTGAGAAGACAGGTTGCCTATGGGCAGTCCGCAGTGGTCAGGAGCTTCACCAAGCCGCTTATGCCTTGGCACCAACGCAAGGATTGCTCGGTTGCCTCTCATTTCCACATCGGGCCTGGGATCGTGGAACAGGATTTGAGCCGCCAGCCGGCGCCACCAGTGTTCAGGGATCTTCCCGCCCACTCGAAGCCAGAGATACCGCTTGTCAATGCTGACGAAGAAGTTGGCCAGGTCCGCCTTCAGATACATCGCCGGCCTGGACCAGTTTTGCGTTACGCTGCGCACCTTCGATTCCAGGCGCTGTGCGGCGTATAGCGTGCCGCGTCCAGGAACGCAGGCGCACGAATCTGCAATAAACCCCGCTAGAAAGCGCGGGGCGATCTTGTTGTAAAGCAGATGGTGAACCACTCGATCCCGGAAATCGGCCGCCCAGACTTCTCGCGGCTTGGGGTGAGTGATCACGAAGCAGATAGAGCGGCCGGGGCGGTATTCACCGCTCCGGAGCTCTTCATCTAGCTCAGTCAGGTTGCGCTCCAGGTTCATTTCAAAGCGCAGGGCGCTGGCCGTATTTCTTTTGAGCCGGCGGCAGTCGAAGTAAGCCTGCACCAGCTCCGCGAACGAATGGCTTGAATCCATAGAAACTCCGAGCATGATTTGCGGACGGGACGAACCCGGAACTCGTTGTTGCGGTTCCAGTTGTTGACGTTGCCGTTCTCGAAATTCACCGCCCAGGCGTTGTTGGAGCCGTAGGGCGAGACATCACGCTATCCACGTCGCCCCGCTGAAGGCTTGCCGGATCAGCGGGGAAACTGCGCGGGACCTGGACGGCCGGGGCCGGCGGTTTCCTCTAGTGCGCGTACCGGTGGCCTTATGGGCCAGCGGCGTGACCAGATCATTAAGCGCGTTGGCCCTGCCGCCTTGACGACGGGGCAGCAAGCGCGTTCTCGGAGTGTTTCAGCCATCCCGTAGCTTGGCGGCCAATGCTCTGGGTTAGTCCGATTGCCTCGCCGTACTGCCCGCGAGAGATCAGCCGGAGATCGGCCGCCAACCGTAGAGACAGGTTCGCCGCCTCAACGCCTTCCCGAAGAATTCGGATGATGGGCGCCCTGTCTGATGCCGAATTGGCCCGGTACACCAACATGACCAGATCGAAGCACTGCTGACGCAGCCCGGCTCCAAAATCGGCCTTGTAGTTCCTGGGCATATTGGCCACCAACTTCGTGACCAACAGGCTCAGGTCATAGGTAACCTTGAATATCTTGGTGTCTGTGTGTAGGGCCATGGCATCGGCGGGCTACGCCCGCAAAGGGATCAATTGATTAAGCGATGATGCTGCGGACGGGACGAACCCGGAACTCGTAGCTGCGGCCCCAGTTGGGGACGCTGCCGCCCTCGAAATCCACCGCCCAGGCGTTGGTGGAGCCGTAGGGCTTGGCCGTCCAGTACCAATCGTCCTTGTCGAACAGGTCCGGCACGTTGATATAGGCCAGCATCATGTCTTCCTGATCGGGGGGCCGCCAGTCGGAATGGCCGTTCACTTCACCCCGCTCGGAGATGGCCGAGGCCTGCTTGTCGAAATCAACGTCGACCAGATCGAATTCCATGCCGCCAGGAATGACGATGTGATGTGCGACACCGTCTATCAAGCGGGATCCGATGAAGACGCCGCCCTGTTCGGGCCATTCTTGCCCGATGGCGGGCGCGGTCGTTGCGGTAGCGGTCATGCAAGTCTCCTGCGGGCTGCGCCCGCTCAAGGGGTAAATCGATCAATAGGTGAATCTACGGACGGGACGAACCCGGAACCCGCTGCTGCGGGCCCAGTCGTTGACGCTGCCGAGCTCGAAAAACACCGCCCAGGCGAAGTAGGAGCCGTAGGGCGTCGAGGTCCAGTACGGCTTCGGCTGGAACAGGTGGGGCAGATTGGCCGCGATGATTTGCAGCTCACGCTTGGCCGGAAGATAGAAGTCGGCATGACCGTCGGCGCCGTACGCCTTGGCCGCCCGCGCCGCCGAATGTGTCTTGTCTTGGCGCAGCAAGGTGTTCGTGTTGACCAGACCGTCCCAATCACTGGCTTGCCGTTCGTCGTCTTCCGGCCCCCAGGCGTATGTGCCGTCCAAGTCTTCGCTTGAAACGACGAGGCCGTACACGGTGCCGTCATCCCCCAGGATGTCGCCGGCGTAGATACCGCCCTGGCCCGGTAGGTACTCACCGATCTTCGCCTGATGGACGGGCTGGGCGGGGCGAGACGCAAGGTAGCTACTCAAGGCACCGAGTAAGGTCGATGCAGGAATTTCCAGGCGCAAACCGCCCGGATCCAGCGGGATCATGTTGTTCATGGTCTTCCTAGGGATTTGCCGCGGGCGCGGCGGGTGGGTCCACTAAGGGCGCAGGAAACCTTTCGGTATTCGAGTTCCTGCGCCCTCAATCAAAAGGGATGTCGTCGTCCATGTCCGCCAGATTGGCGGCCGGCGCTGACTGCTGCGGAGCCTGGCGTTGCTGAGCAGCTGGGCGTTGTTGCTGCTGACGCGGCTGCGCAGATTCGCCACCGTCTTCGCGGCCTCCCAGCATCTGCATCTGGTCGGCGACAACCTCGGTGCTGTAACGATCGGCTCCCGTGTCCTTGTCCTGCCATTTGCGCGTCTTGAGGCGGCCCTCCAGGTATACGGAGCGGCCTTTTTTCAAGTACTCGCCGGCAATCTCGGCCAAGCGGTTGTACAAGACGACGCGGTGCCATTCCGTCTCTTCGCGCTTCTCGCCCGTCCCCTTGTCCTTCCAGCTGGACGTGGTGGCGATGGACATGTTGCAGATGGCCGCACCGTCGGGGCTGTAGCGGACGTCCGGGTCTCGCCCCAGATTACCCACCAAGATGACTTTGTTAACGCTGGCCATTACGCGGCTTCCTTCTTGAGTAGGTTTTCGTACTTGGTGACCATGCGCTCAAACTCCATCAGATCGGCTTCCAGCTCCTCGATGTCGTTGTCGTTGCGATCGATGCGCCGGATGGTCAGGTGCCGGCCGATCGGCTCCAGATCAGGCGCCCACAGAACAAGGTCCACCCACTTTCGACCCAGCAGCCACATCGCGCCGTTGCACTGGTCGATGTATTCGCTGACGTCCCCGTCCACCACGGCATTGAACAGGGTCGCGGACGACACCATCGTTTTGATTTCGATCAGGCCGTCAGCGTCGACCATGCCGTCCACGCTGACGCCGAACAGGTTGTCCTCGGTAGTGATGAAGCCGGCCTCTTCAACAAACAGCTTGGTCCGGGCCTCGTAGGCGGCGCGGGCGTAGGGTTCCTGCTCGGTGCCGGCCCGCATCGCTGCAGTGGCGAACTTGTCCGCGGCGCTGCCGCCCAAGCGCTCCCTGGCCACGTCCATCGCGTAGTCCATACACTTCTTGGACGGCGCGCCGCTTTTCAGCTTGTCGCGGCAATCTTTGAAACGGCTGCCCGTGATGACGCCTCGTCGCGCCTCCAGCCATTCCGGGGAACCCTGCGGGGCCGCGTGGGTGATCAGGTTCATCAGGCTTCTCCTTGCTTGAGCATGGCGCGCTTGTCCGCGTAGGCCTTCTTGAAGGCAGCGAATGCGGCGAGGTTGTTGGTCTTTTGGATGGCTTCGCAGCCTTCTTCCCAGGTCTTTACGGCTTGGTCCATAGAATCGGCTTGGGCTAACTTGCTGATCCAGGAATCTCGAATCTCGTCTGCAGCGTCGTCGGCGCCGTTCCCGTCGTTGTCATCCCCCTTCTCGGAGATGCCGCAGACCGCCTTGAGTGTGTGACGCTCCAGATAGGTGGTCGTGGAAACAATGGCCTGGATGGTGTTCTTGCCCCCGCTGTCGTCCGCTGGCGCGTCCAGGGTTACGGATTTCTCGTGGCCCAGACGGTGGAGCAGGGTGCAGGTGATGAATATGCGCCCGTTCTTCTGTTCAGGCGTCCAGCTCCATGAAAACCCATGCCGGGAAAGTGCGGGCCCCACAGCCTCCACGACGTCGGACAGCTCGGCGTGCTTGTATTGCGTGCGCCCCTTCTGAGTGGCGAAGTCGACCTGCTTGCGTTTGATGACTTCGACCGCCTCGGCCTTGAACGCGGCGAAGGCTTCGTTGAACGCCTTCCGCGCTTCGTCGGCCTCCCATTCCCGCTGGATCGCCATCATTTCTTTGATCTGATCCAGGGGGATGCCCTGTTTCACCGCCGCCATCATCATGCCCATCGGCGAGTTGGCGGCCAGAACAGCAACTTGGCCGGCTGCAGACTCCGATTGAGTGGCCACTGCGTGGGCGGGTGCGTCTAGAACTTCGTTCATGGCGTCCTCAGTATGAAATTTTGATTGCGGGGATTTCCCCCTTGGCGATCAGGGTGATCGCCAACTTGGCGCACTCTTCGGGGAGTCCAGCCGCCACGAATGCAGCCAACGCGGCGCGGTTGACCTTGCCCTTGTGTGCCTTGTCGGCTTCACGGCGGGCGGCTTCGGCTTCTTCCGCCGCCTTGGCGTCGGCCTGGCGCCTGATTTCTTCCTGGCGCGCGGCCTCGACGGCTTGCTTTTCGCGTTCAATGGCGGCGAGTCGGTCTTGTTCGGCGCGCTGCTCGGCGGCGATCTTGTCGGCCTTGGCCTGAGCCGCTGCCTTCTCTGCCTGCTCGGCTTGCAGCTGCAGTTCAAGTTCGCGGCGATCGGCTGCGGCTTTGGCTTCCTGCTCGCGGCGGATCACGGCTTCGCGTTCGGCCTGGGCGCGGGCTTCGGCTTCGCGCTGGGCTTGTTCGGCGGCTTCGCGGGCAATGCGCTCTTCGCGCTCTTTCTGCTCGCGGGCAGCTACCTCGGCACGCAAGCGGGCCAGTTCAGCCTGTTCGGCGTCGTACTTCTCGCGGGCCACCAAGCGGTCACGAAGGCCGGACAGTGCCTTGTCCTTAGCCCGGGCGGCTTCGGCCTCGAACTCTTCCCATTCGGGGCCGATGACGATGGACTCGACGGCGGCGATTGCTGCGCGCAATGAGTCCGACGACTCGCCGCAATTGACGACCAGAGTAGTGATGCCTTCCAGCGCATCCTTGTGGCGCTGTACGCGGTCTTCCTCGGCCTGTTCCCACTCAGTCAGCGGCCGGCGCACGTCGTCAGCCAGAGCGTCCAGCGCGTCACGCATGCGTTTGCGCTCGGCGTCGATTCGCTTCGGCACATCCTTCAGGTCATCCACCAACTGTTTGCCCATGCCGTCCAGGGCCGTCTTGACCTTGCGAACCTTGAACGCCAAGCTGGCAATCGCCTCTCGGCCTTTCTTGGTCTTGAGGTCCGGCACATGCCCCGTCACTTCGGCGCGGATCTTCTCCAGCCACGGTTCCAGGCCGCTGGGCTTGGAGTACACCGCCAGCGCGGATTCCTTCGGCGGCAGTTCGGCGATTTCGGTTGATTCGGTCATATCAGTCCTTGGCTGCGTATTTCGTCGCGCCATCACCCACGAGGCGGGCGGCTTCGTCTTCCTGTTGCAGGACAGACATGACGCCGACGATGGCGCAGATGATCGAAAAAATGCCCACGGCGGTGTGGGCATCGGTTTGGAGTAGCCTGCGCAGGAGGCGGATCATTGGGCTTCTCCCTTTGCGTTCGCCAGAGCGGCACGGGCGGCGTCAATGCGCGGTTGGATTTCATCCGCGCAGCCTTCCCACCGGTGGTCGTGCTTCGCGGCATCCCGCATGTTTCCCTGGGCGATCAGCATGTCGGTGAACAGATCGTCCAGAGCCTTGAAAAGCGCGGGCGCCGCGGCGATCAGGCGCATATCCGGGTGAATGACGTCCGCGCGCCAATGCTTGTGGTGCTCACGGCCAGGGAATGGTGCTATCCAGTCCGGACGCTCGTGCAGCTTGTGCAGGAGGTTCATGCCGCGTTCACTCAGTTCTCGCAGGCGGATGCCTGCCCCCGCCATGCCCCAGCGAGTGAAATCCATGACAGTCAGGTCGAACTGCGGCCTGCCCCCGACAAGGCTCACGCTTCGGTGCTCGGCATTGAATTCCCAGCGCCACGGGCCTTCGGTATGCGTCGTAGTCATGCTTTCTCCCATTCCGGCCAGTAGCCGCGCACGTATTGTTTGGTTTGGTAGTCGGCAACGTGGCCTATAGCCAGCGCCATCTGGTCTCGGCATTCAGATCCAAGAATTCCGGAGGCTGCAAGTTCAAGGATCTTCTCCGGCTGGTCTGCTTTGCCAGCGATGACCGCCAGCATTTGCGCATCAGGGTCCGGGAATTCCTGCTCGAAGGCTTCGATCACCGCCTGACGATGGGCAAACAGATCCGCCTCGATTGCCCGGGCGACCTCTGCATACTTCATGTCATAGATTTCTTGGGGCGGATCGAAGGTGAATCTGGGGCGGTTGCCCATAGTCAGTCTCCGTTTGAAAGGTGCAGCCCTCCGGCCATCCAGTCACGGCGCATCACCGCTCACGCTCCCGGGCCCGGGATTGCTGTAGGCGAATTGCTTGAACTGGCGCGGGAGGTCTGCGTAAGCTGACTCAGGTCGGCGCACCCCCAGCCTCGGGGGAGGCTGACGTAGGTAGTGTGGGGAATTGGGATGCGCCGGCCTGAGCAGCCGGAAAGAACGCCCCGGCAAGCCGGGGCAAAGGGATGAAGCGGTTAAGCGATGATGCTGCGGACGGGACGAACCCGGAACTCGCTGCCGCGGAGCCAGCCGTGGACGTAGCCGTCCTCGAAATACACCGCCCAGGCGTAGCTGGAGCCGCAGGGCGTCGAGGTCCACACATAGCCGGTGTCTTCGTTGAATCCCTCCACTGCCGCGATCTGCAGAAGTTCGCGATGGGAGGGCAGGTAGAAATCCTTGTGACCGTCAGCCGAGTACTCGGACGCCGCCAGCGCGGCTGGGTGATCACCGCGTTCCAGCAGCTTGCGAGTGTTCTCGGCGCCGTCGATGTCGGAATAGCCTTCCAGATCGTCGCCGTAGCCGCCGAACTCGAACTCGCCATCCAGCGGAGCCGCAGCTGCGAACAGATGGTGGCCCAGGGCTGTCTGGCCGATGTAAATGCCTCCCTGGCCTTCGGCGTACTGGCCAACTACGAATGCCGTATTCATTGAGTGTTCTCCAAGTTCATGAAAAGCCCAGCACTCGGTGAATGGGGCTTCAGATGAAATCTGGAGCAGCGCGCTACCTGACTGTTCCCGCTAATGCGGCTCCAGGTAGGGCGCTGCTTCTTAAATCTCAGCCGACCTTCTGGACGCTGAATTCAGCTTCTTCCAGGTAGTAGTACGTCTTGTCGTGCCGGTTGTATTCGCACTTCAACGTGCCGACGTACTTCACGCCGTCGACCATGAATTCTTGGTCGTACACTTCGGCGCCGCAGTTGTAGGAGCCTTCGCAATCCTCATGGGCACGACCGCGCAGCATCTCTTCGACTTCGCCTTCGGCGTCTTCCAGCGTGGCGAAGACGTTGTTTTCTGCTTTCTGCGTCCAGAGCAGTAGAGCTGCCTCCGCGTCCTGCAATGCGCGCTTGGCGTCAGCAATGTCCTGCTCGAGCTTTTCTTTCATCGGTATCTCCAGGTTCATGAAAATGCCTGAGCCGGGAGGGCTGGCATTCAGATGAATCTGGGGAAGCAGGGCGGCCCGCTTCCCATCGCAGCGAGCTTTCATTCGCTGCCCCGTCTTGTCCGTTTCCGGGCCTCCACGGCTCCCCGCTATTCGTATCCAGCCCGGGTGGCTGCGTTGCGATTTAGCGTCCTCGCCAACGACGTGCTGCGCCTGGTTGGGCCAGGCCTGAGGTACTGCTGTCCTGCTTCCCATGCCCACCCGACTTTGTGGCGGTAACGTCCTCTCGCTGGGATACGAGGCCGAGGGCTTGTTGCGGCGCCGTGTTTGCAGCGCATGGATGAATATTAGGCGACGCCTAATATCATGTCAATAGGCGTCGCCTAATATTTTTAGCGCGGGCGTGAAAAAGCCCGCACTAGGCGGGCTATAGGGGA